TGAGTAATTATAAAACATCATTATAAATAAAATAAAAATGAAAAATAGCCTAATCAATCAAATCAAAACTTTACTTGGAATGGAAGTAAAACTTGAACAAATGAAACTAATGGATGGCGTAACAGTTCTTGAAGCTGATATGTTTGAAGCTGGTAACGAAATTTTCGTAGTAACGGAAGACGAACAAAAAATACCCGTGCCAGTAGGAGAATACGAAATGGAAGACGGTCGTATGTTAATCGTTGTTGAAGAGGGAATTATTTCCGAAGTAAAAGAAAAGGTTGAAGAAGAAGAAGAAGTAGAAGTTGAAGAGCCTATCGAAGAAGAAGCGAAAAAAGAACAAGAAATGGAAACGGCTAAAAGCGCTCCTAAAAAAGTAGTTGAAAGCACAATTAAAGAAAGTTTCTTTTCGGAAATTGAAGCATTGAAAAAAGAAAACGAAATGCTCAAAGCTGAATTAAGCAAATCAAACGAGGTTAAAGAAAACGAGGTAGAACTATCTGAAGAAGTTAAACCAATTTCTTTTAATCCTGAAAACGAAAACAAAGTTGAGTCTATAAAATTTGCGTCTAAAAGACCACGCACCATTATGGATTCAGTTTTAAACAAACTAAATAAGTAATAATTTAAAAAACAATAAAAAATGAGTACAACATTAACAAGTATCTCAAATGATTCTTTACGTCAAGTAGGTGTAATTGAAACATTGACAGGTGCAACAACTTTAACTGCTGAAGATAGCGGTAAAGTATTTATCTTAAACGCTGCTGCTGGAGCGCAAATTACATTACCAGCGGTTGCCGATGGAGCTGGACAAGCTTACAAGTTTGTAGTAGGTGCGTTATTCGCAACAACTGCATGGACTATTAAAGCGGCTACAAACAAAATTCAAGGTGGTGTTATCGTAAACAGTACTAACGTACCGGGTGCTGATGAAAACACAATTACTTTTTCGGCTTCTGCTGACACAATCGGTGATTTCGTAGAATTAGTTGGTGACGGAACAAACTGGTATGTTTTCGGACTTGGTACTTCTGCTGGTGCAATTACTTTAACCGTAGTATAAATAAAATAAAAAACTAAATAAAAATGGAAAAAATTAATCTATCAACTACTCAAAGCATTACTACAACGTATGCTGGTGAGTTCGCTGGAAAATATATCGCTGCGGCTTTGTTAAGCGCTCCAACTTTGGAAAAAGGCGGTATTACTATTATGCCTAACGTGAAATATAAGCAGGTAATTAAGCGTGTCAGTACAGATGACATCATCAAAAATGCAACGTGCGATTTCGACCCTACGTCAACAGTTACGTTAACTGAACGTATACTTCAACCCGAGAGCTATCAAATTAATTTACAATTGTGTAAATCTGACTTTAGACAGGATTGGGATGCAATTCAAATGGGATATTCTGCATTCGATGTTTTACCTAAATCATTTGCTGATTTCTTAATTGCACACGCTGCTGAAAAAGTTGCTGCTGGAATGGAAACTTCAATCTGGAGAGGTGTTAACGCAACTGCTGGACAGTTCGCGGGTATCATGACACAATTAACAACTGATGCTGCTTTACCAGCTGCTCAAGAAATTGCTGGTACTACTGTTGACGCTACTAACGTAGTTGCTCAATTAGGTTCAATCGTTGATGCTTTACCAGCTGCTTTGTACGGTAAAGAAGATTTAACTTTGTATGTTTCTAATAACATTTATAGAGCTTACGTTCGTGCTTTAGGTGGCTTCGCTGCTTCGGGTGTAGGTGCTAACGGTTACGACAACAAAGGAAACAACCAAGTATTGAATGACTTGTATTTTGACGGTGTTAAAATATTCTTAGCTAACGGTCTTGCTTCTAACACTGCGTTACTTTCTCAAACTTCTAACTTGTACTTTGCTACTGGTTTAATGAATGACATGAACGAAGTTAAAGTTATTGATATGGGAGATATCGACGGTTCGCAAAATGTACGCGTAGTAATGAGATTTACAGCAGATGCTAAATACGGTTTTGCTTCTGACTTAGTTACTTACGGAATCGTTAACTCGGCTAACTAAAAAACATAAACTATAATAAAGGGTGGTGCAATATACACCACCTTTTTTTTTGTTAAACTTTAAAAAATAATAAAATGAGCTGTGATATAACAAATGGTAGAATAGAACAATGTAAAGATTCCGTTTCGGGATTGAAGTCTATTTACTTTATAAACTACGATGACTTAAACCCCGATAGCGTTACTTACGTTGGTTCAACGGATGAGATTAGCGACTGGACTCCAATTGCTGCTGGTGCTTTACAATTGTATAAATACGAATTAAAAGGTGCTAATAGTTTTGAAACTACAATTAATTCAAGCCGCGATAACGGTACTACGTTTTTTCAACAAACGCTTACTATTCAATTAAAAAGACAAGACGTTACAACGCATAAAAACGTTAAACTTTTGGCTTATGGTAGACCAAGAATTGTTGTAAGAACAATGACTGACCAATTCTTTTTAATGGGACTTACACAAGGTGCGGACGTTACTGCTGGTACAGTTTCTTCAGGTTCGGCTTTAGGTGACTTCAATGGTTATAATTTAACTTTTGAAGCTATGGAAGTTTCACCAGCTAATTTCCTTGATGTTTCAACTGAAGCACAATTGAAAACTTTGTTTGAAGATGGCGCTGGAGTAGATGCACAAATAGTTACTGCTTAATTTCTTTCTTCTATATACTTGCTCAAAAGACACTTACTTCGGTAGGTGTTTTTTGTTTAAGGACAAAATCGTACTTTTGACGTTTATAATATATGATTATTCTAACTACTTCTACAAATGACCAAGACTTTGTGTTTATACCACGAAATAAAGTTTTTGATTATGTAGCTATTACGGACGATCAAACGAACGTAACAACTGAAATAACTGGTTACACTTATACACAAGGGGAATATTACGATACGTTTGAAGCTGAATTTAATTTAGTAGAAAATCATTTTTACGATTTGGTATTTATTAACGGTGCTACGGTAGTTTATAAGGATAGGATATTTTGCACTGATCAAAATGTTTCGAGTTTTTCAGTAAACAAAAACCAATATACTGCTAATAGCACCACAAATGAATTTATAGTTTATGAGTAATATACACGTTTTAGAATTAAGTTCTTATACAACGCCCGTAATTCAAGAATCAAAACGCGACGCTTGGGTTGAGTTTGGCGAGGATAATAATTACTTTCAGTTTATTATTGATAGGTACGTTAATTCGACAACTAATAGCTCGGTAATAAACAACGTTAATAGATTAATTTACGGTCGTGGATTAAGTGCATTAGATGCAAGTAAAAAGCCAAATGAGTACGCTCAAATGATGGCTTTATTTCATGCTGATTGTATTCGTAAAATAGTACTGGATAGAAAAATGTTCGGACAGTTTGCAATGCAAATACACTACGATAAGACGCATGAAAAGATTTTAAAAGCTTATCATATACCAGTTAATTTATTACGTGCTGAAAAGTGCAATAAAGACGGTGAAATAGAAGGTTATTATTATTCAGATAATTGGTTGGACGTAAAAAAATACGCTCCTAAAAGAATACCCGCTTTCGGATATTCAAACGAACAAATAGAAATACTTTATTCAAAGCCGTACGCGGTTGGTATGAAATATTACGCTTTGCCTGATTATCAGGGTGGGTTACCTTATGCAAAGTTAGAAGAAGAAATTGCTGATTACCTAATTAACGAAGTTCAAAACGGTTTTTCGGGAACTAAAGTAGTAAACTTTAATAACGGCGTACCTACTGAAGAACAACAAAGTATAATTAAAAGCAAGGTATTAAGCCAGTTAACGGGTTCGAGAGGACAAAAAGTTATTGTAGCTTTTAATAATAACCAAGAAAGCAAAACAACGGTAGACGATTTACCGTTAAACGATGCGCCTGAACATTACACTTACTTAAGTGAGGAGTGCGTAAAGAAAATTATGTTAGCGCATAACGTTACTTCGCCGCTTCTTTTCGGTTTAGGTTCTGCAAATGGTTTTAGTTCAAACGCCGATGAATTAAAAAACGCTTCTATTTTGTTTGACAATATGGTTATTAAACCTATTCAAGACCAAATAATAGATGCCTTTGATAAAATTTTAGCCTTTAACAGTGTTTCTTTGAAGTTATTCTTTAAAACGTTACAACCTTTGGAGTTTGTAGATTTAGAAAACGCACAAAACGAAGAACAAGTTGCTGAAGAAACGGGAACTGAATTAAGCAAAATAAACACGGAATTAGAAGAAATATTAAACGAAGTTGATGCGAACCAATTAGGCGAAGGCTGGGTAATGGTAGACGAACGAGAGGCTTCAGAAAATGACGAAGAATTAGATTCGCAATTAATTAAAGCTGAATTAGATTTAGAGCCTAAAACAACGCTTTTAAGCCGCTTAATTAACCTTGTTCAAACTGGCAACCCTCAACCCGATAAAAAGAGCGCACAAGACAAAAAAGTAGGAGATTTAAAATACTTTAAAG